CCCATGTATTCCCTTAGACCTACGCCTGAAATGGTCTGTTTGGGCTTGTAAACCTTTGTGTCAATAGCGTGAGGGATGTAGGTAGAGTCAACGCCTAGCTTTTGGAACTGCTCTTGCCCAAAGGGTGACATAGAAATTGTTTTTACGTTCTCGCGCTTAGCCCATGCCAGAACCTTTGGCGGAACTGAGATGTGATCCACCGGAGTCCAGCTCCAAAACTTTAGGTCGTCAATGTTTGGGACATCGTTGTAAACCCATGCATCGTAAAGCGTGACGATTGCGTTAGGGATGTCGCGACCCTTTAGGAAGTGTTCGTGGTGAAGCTTTAGAACGTCACCTGAGTAAAGCGTGTATCCGCGTGGGTAATGCGCCACCTTGCCATGCTTGGTTTCAAGTGTGGATACAGCGCCTTCTAGCCCATAGTTTGAGAGCGCGGCGACATCGTAGCCGTCACGCTTTAGGCGCTCGGCAAGTAGTAAGCCCTGAACGCCATAACCAGTCGGCATGCCAGGGGAGTTTGATGCGATAGAGATTGCAGCTTTGTAGGTTTTCATGTTTCCAGTTTATAGCGAAACCCCCCCAGCAACCTACAACTGAGGGGGTTTCGGTCTATGTCAAAGACTAGCTTGCGCCGCCCTTGAAGTACTTGATGTGGCTTGAGTGAGTCAAGTTACCATCAATACGGATTAGGAATCTCCAAGTGGTTAGATCCTGGTTGAACGCGTAGTCCTGTGACGAGCTGACCTGTAGGCCACCTGCAACACGAACCTTGTAGCTGTTCAAGTCACCGAATAGAGCAGCACCAACAACGCCAGTTCCTAGAGCTGGAAGGTGTGGGTTCTCTACTACGCGGAAGCCAGCGAAGGTGTCAGGGTATCCAACGCCAACCTGGTATAGGTAGTTTCCAGCTGTGTCCTTGAGCTTACGCATAACACCAATGGTCTGACCGTTAGCCATGAAGCCAGCACCTGGAAGGCGGCGAACTGCACCGTCAACCGAGTAAGCAAGGTCAATCAGGTTGTCAGCGGTGAACGCACCAGAAACACCAGTTCCACCGGTGATACCAGAACCAGCAGCGGTCTTGATACCGGTTGGAACGGTGGTTCCAGTTCCGTTGGTTAGAGCGTCGTTGATTGCGTAACCAATTGCGTTTCCAGCCTGGTTAGCTAGGTGAGATGCAAGGTTGAAGCCTGCATCCGTAACTAGCTCGTTTGCTGCCTGTGCGATGAACGCGTAGCGCTTTGCACCTAGAACAATGCTCGAGTAGGTAGGCTCTGACGCGGTGATTGCAGAACCAGCAGAGGTTAGAGCTGCGGTGCTGTAAGCGGTCAAAGTTGGGATGGTCAAGTCCTCACCAGTGGTGGTGTTGATAACCTCTGAGGTTTCTAGAAGCGGGCCGGCGAGGCGAGCCACGTCAAAGACCTCATCGTAGAAGGACTTCGGAACGGTGTTGGTGGTTGGCACAAGTGCAGCGCGCTTCTCAAAGGTGTGAGATGAGCGAGTCTGTGCTACCTCGCGAAGAATGTCAGAAGCTGAACGCTCTGAAACAGCTGGAATGAATCCACGCGCTGCAACAGAAGCCTCAACCTTGCGCTCCTCGGAACGGTTGGCAACTGCAATAGCCTCATCTGCCTTAGCGATGTCGGCTTCGATAGCTTCGATCTTACGAAGCTCCTCTGAATCTAGTCCGCGACCCTCAGCCTCAGCGAAGTCAATGACCTCACGAACCTGCATGATTAGGTTATTGCGAACCTCAGTCTGACGAGTAATGAACTCAGACATTTGTTCTCCTTAGTAATTAGTTATTAGGTCAGCGGCGCTTACGCTCAACTGGTTCGGTAGAGCTAACTCACACCGATAGAAATAGTTTATAGCAAGTGTGCATAGCAAAGTTTTGTAAAGTCCCCCTAGATGCAAGAAACCCACCGGCGAAAGGGGGAAACCGGTGGGAAGAATCTTGCTGCTTGGCAGGGTCGCGTTAGCGCGTTTCCTCTGGCTTGGTGACGCGAGATTCTTTTTCCTGCACCTTTACAGGTGGATTGTCAATGGCGTGAATTTCGTCAGCCATTGAGTCTGCTAGGTCAGCGATTGCTCCGCTGATCGGGTTGCCAGCAATCTTTAGGATTGCGGCTTTGATTTCTGCCTTGGTTGCCATTAGATGATTCCCTTCGATAGCAGGTCAAGCTTCTTCTTCTTTAGGTTCAGTATAGACATGTCTGGGGTCTTTTCCTCAACCGCTGGGGATAGGTCGGAGATTACGCGCGAAAGCATGTCTTTTTCCTCGCCTGTGATTTCCTGTCCATCCTCAATCTTTAGCAGCGCGTCAGCTAGTGCATCAGCGTCAATCCCTGTGCGCTTCGCTACTTTGTCAAGTCCGCGAACCTGAGCTGTTCCGTTGGTGCTTGGGTAAGCAGGGAAAGCAACGCCTGTGGAAACCTCTAGCAGTCTGACGCTCTTTAGGGTGCGCTCGTTGCCTTCGCTGTTCCATGAGTCGCCACCGGCAGGGACTGTAAATCCAAATGAGAAGCCTGTGACATCACCGCGCTGAATCGAAACCTTTGCATCTCGGCCGTAGCTTGTGTCGGGCAGAATAGCGTCAACGAATAGTCCACGCTCATCTTCCATTAGCTTTAGAGTTCCTGCGCGAGTTGATCCGAGAACCATTGAGCTGTCGTGGTTCCAAAGCAACTTGATGTCGTTGCGTGACTTTAGCGAGCGCTTGAAAGCTCCAGGCGCAATCTTCTCAATGAACGGAAGTGGCTCGCTTGGCTCGTTGAACCTTGCGGCGTAACCGGTGAGGCGCATGCCTTGGGCTTCTTCACGAACCTCAAACTCGTTTGTAAAAACGCGAGTTTCAATCTTGGACAATGCTTCGCCTTTCGCTCGGCCTTCGTTTTCTGCTTCAATTCTACTAACTACACCCTGCGCGTATTCCAATGCGCGGTTGGCTGCTTGCTTGCTTGGCCCTGAACCCCATAGCAGGTGTGCGACTACACCAGGACTAGGATAATCAGGGGAATCAGGTCTAGCGGCGGCCGAATCCAAATCACCAAGGTGACGAGCAATCCAAGCGGCAATCCGAACCCACTTGTCAGCGGTGACGTTTCCTGCCGCCATTGCGCGAGCTTCGCGAACAGTTCTTTCAACCAATCCATCGCCAGCCAATCCTTGCTCGTAGTAGCGCAAGCCCTGTCGAGCTGCTGCGCGCATGTAGGCTGGGGGAGTTAGGTTTACTTGGCGAGATTCGTCATCCATCTCATCTTCTGGCTCTAGGGTTGGCAGGTTCTCAATTATCTGAACCTTCTCAGCCTCGACCAAAACAGTCAGGTCGGTTTCTTGCCAAACGCCATCTTCTTCGTCATACACTTTGACTTCGAGGCGTGATCCGTTGATTGCGTAAATCTCTCCGGTAATAACGTCATCGCCAGAAATGAACTGGACATACTGACCAACTTCTAAATCTTCGACTAGCGCGCGCTTCTCTTTGCACACAGCACAATTGCCATCGCAGTCCTCACAGGCATCGCGCAGTTCGTTTTCTTCCATAGCTCCCACCTTTGACTTTGGCTCATAAGTTCCGCCTGGTTCAATACCTTCAGCGACACTAATGCCAACCATAGCTTCGATGGCTTCCTGCTTGTTTGAATGGCACGACATTTCTTCGCCATCAGATTTCACCACACTCCACCCTGCACAGGTAGGTGAATCATTCCAAATAAAGTAGGGCATTAGTGATGCTCGATTCTCAACCATGAAACGCTATGCGTTCCGCTATCTGAAACCATGTGAAGGCTCGCTCCTGGTGGGATTGTAAAAGTCTGAGTTGACACTTTGTCAATTGGCAAACCATTAGCAATCGTCACGTCTGAGTTACCAAGGTAAAGGGTCTTGGTGTCCTCATTGTTGCGAATTGTAAGCGTAACCCAATGAACTGAGTTGCCGTCAATCTGCGATCGGGTTATGCCGACTAATTGAGTGCCTGAGCTAATCATTAGACCTCGTAAACGCCCTGTGGGTTCTCGGGGTCAATCTGCGCGACACCCTGCAACATTA